TCAAATACCCTAACCCGCCACCAACGAGCAACGTCACCAACCAGTATTCATCTGGCAGAATGTTCATCTTGTTGCCTTGCCAATTTCCTTTAAACAGTTTGCAAACTTGCTGCGGTCTGCGTCACTCATAGGAGCAATGTCTTCCCCGATGCACTTCACCAGCTCAACCTCAATGGCGTCTGCTAGTGCGGGATACTTTGCCGATGGCTTGAAGACGCCGTTGTAATCAAAGGACAAAATGCCAACGACGAAAGACTGTGCTTTCTCTGTGTCGGCAATCAACCCCCGCCCGTCTGCGTCCACCATGTCGCCGCCAGCAGTGAAGGCATCACTGAGCCAGTCGCGATCCTGTTCTTCCATGCTGCGGCTGGTTTGGTGCAGTCCGGTCATAGGGCCGGTGTACGGCTCCACTGGCACCACAACACAGGGTTCCGGTTTGGGCGGGCGTGGCTCGCTACCACCGCTGAAGATTGCACCGATTAACGCCAGTGCAATCAGTATGCGGATTGTCCCTCCGTTTTTCATGACTTTGATACTTTCGTTACGGACACGCCTGCTGTCATCGGTTGAGGCTTACCGCTAACGATCTCTTTAATTAATGTGTCGCAGGCTTCAACAGCTTCAGGAAGTCGCCGTTGTTCGCAGTAGGTGCGAATTGATATGACTTCTGTAGTCCATTCGCTTCGCGTCTTCTCAACTGGTGCCTCTTCAGGCATACAGCAACAAGGACAGTGATCATGCCCCTTTGGCTTCTCGTCTGTACTGCCGCCTTCCTGCAACAGTGCAAGACCAGCCTTGATCTGCGGCCACATCAGGATGGCTAGAACACCAACTCCCAAGACTATGTTGGTTGCGTTTTCTCTTATCCAATCTAACATCTCAACCCTCCTGTCTGATTTGCTCCATGCGGAGCCTGTGTCTAGCAAGGTGCAGACGTTCTGCAACTTCAGCCGGTATATCTGTTACTAGGTTCTCTTTGGCTTGTTTACGTTGCCAGATTTTGAAACTACGAATGGCAGAGCCAGCTTCAGGATACGCTGGTGTGGTTACTACCGACACATCCACCAGATCCTTAATCTTTGAAATGTAGCGAACGGTCTTCCCGCCTTCTTTGCGGAACTCAGCCCGATCTACTAGGAAGGCAAAGCTGCTGCTGTGGATGTCTCCACGTTGCATCAGTTCGGACAGGTCGCGGCCTAGCGTGGTGTCAGGCATATCAAAGGAGTAGGCCAAGCCCTTTTCATCTAATGATAAACGAAGGGTGCCGCTAGTTGATCTGGCTAGTACTGATTCGGGTAGATGGTTGAACAGTGCAAAGACGTCTGGGCTTCTGGCAAGAACATCGTCAAACGCTCCTGGCTCTATCACCTCTTCAAATCCGCCCAGGTCTACAGACCGGCTGTTATACAAGGCAGCATAGCCTTCTACGGTTCTAGTGCCGCCGTCTTCCGACATGCGGAATTCAGACTTACTTACTGGAAGAACGCGGCGTTCTGGCTTTCGTACTCTTTTTCTTCGCTGCTTTTTTGCGGGTTGCTTTTTTTCTGGCATTGGTTGGCTCCGTTGCTGGTGCTTCTGGTAATGGCTCCGCCTGCGATACGTCATTAGTTCCATCTACGATACTAGAAACCATTGACGGCGGAATGGTTGGGAAGGCTGCTTCGATCAGCACCTTGCCTGCTGGCTTATCAATCAGGCCAGCACTAATCTGGTTTAGAATTTCAATGATGCCGCTAACCTGCGCACCATTAAGTGAGACCTCCTGTAGTGTCTCACCGTTCGGCCCACCTTCTGGCTTCTGCACTGTTTCGCCTTCGGCTTCCTGTGGTTCCTCTGCTGTACCTTCGCCCGTTGCTTTAATGCCTTGTTGGGCGGCGGTCTGGATCGGGCTGAAGTTGTTCAGCGGTATGTAATAATCGTCTGCGGTTTCTTGTTCGATTGGTGGCAACTCTTCGGCCCTTCTCACATCATTAGGCGACATGGCCGCCATGTTAAATAGCGAAGCGTAATAGTTTGCCCTGCTGGAACTGTCGCCCCGCATCATTCCCTTAACGTCTATCTGGTTGTTGAGTTCTTTCTCCTGATTGAACAGGCCACGTTGAAAAGCTGATTCCATACGATTGACCCAAGGCGTGACGGTCTGCTGTGTGAACCGTAGCATGTCATCTTCGTAACTGCCGCCCGGCTCACCAATCATCGAAGCAGGAACCCGCATCCCCCTAGCGATTTCCTGCACTAAGAACTGACGCACCGCAACCAAATCAGAATCAACAGCGGACGACGCGGCAAACTCTCTGGCCGTAATGCCATTAGGAAGGACGCAGGTTTTGCCTGTGTTCAGTGGTCCCTTAAACATGGTGTTCCATGATCGGGCCAGCGTCTTCATGGCTGGTTCTGGTATCGGTTGCGAACTTTCCAGAATTACAGACGGGCGGGCGTCATTGTTCCAGAACCGCTGGCTGGCTATGTCCATCAGGCGGGCCAGCTTTATGATTGGTGCCAGTAGATTCAACGGACAGAGTCCTTTCCATCCGTTGTCACTAAGGTAGCGGACATGTATTACTTGCCTGCTGGTAAACCGTCCTGATTGCGTGCCGTCTGCGGCGTAGTAATCAAAAACGATTTCTCCTGATTCTAATTCTCTAGGCGTAACGTACAGAGGGTGCAGCGGCGTCATGGCCGTTACCATTCCGTCCTTGCCTGTTGTCTTCAGGGCGTAGGCGTTGCCCCAGATGCAGCAGTTTGTCAGCAGGGTAGAACGGAACTCAAAAGATGTTTGGTAGTTGTTTGGTTGCTGTGACAACAGGAAATCATAAGGGTGGGCTTTGTATGGTGTGTTGCCGTCTTCGTCCCGTTTGTAAACGTGCCAGGGTAGGCCTGAAACTGCGTCACTGATAGCCCTGACACAAGCGTGAAAAGCTGCAACGGCTAGGGCGTTGTCGCTGCTTTTGACGATAGCTTCGTCACTAATGCCGTAGTAGTGCATCGGCGGCAGCGGGTCTGTGTTAAACAAAGACAAGCTGCGTTGCTCCGCAGATGTGTCTTTTCTTTCTGTGCCGCTACTGAATAAGTTAAATAGTCCCATTAGATTTCAAAGATTTCCCATGATTGTTCTAGTTGCTTTTCGGCAGTGGACTGAATAGCGGCTGCCATAATCAGGCACACCAGACCGTCAATCTTTTCGGAGGACTTTGCTTTTGATGGTTTGACGTTTCCTGTTGCATCCTCTTCAACGATCAAGTTGCTGGCGTTCCATGATAAAACTGGGTTGCCTTTATGGTTTAGCTTTCCTGCTTCGATATATGATTCAACCAGTTTTGTGGCTCCACTCATAGAAGCGAAACCTTGACCGAAGCCTAAGCAATCCAGCCCATTCCCTACAAGTCTGGTGATAGTGCTGGCACCCTGCCAGCGGTCAATGGCTACCTGCTGGATATCATGCTTCTCACCGTAGGCTTTTATGTAGTTTTCTACGGCTTCAAAGTCTGTGATATTGCCTGGCGTGGCCTCAATGAATCCGTCCGCCATCCACCGATCATAGGGTACATGGTCGCGGTTGACCCGCTCCTGTAGACAGTCCTTTGGAATGAAGAACTTACAATCCACGTCGTAGGTCTCCCCATCTTCAGACGGAAACAGTGACAGGAAACACGTCAAGTCCCTAGTGCTGGCAAGGTCTAACGCACACCAACACTTCCTACCTTCCAGCGGTGCGGACCATTCCCGATTGCCTACGTTCCACGCTTCAGGTGTTATGAATCTGCCGTCAATAGCCACAGGACGATTGAGCCTGTACCGCAGCCATGCGTTGCGGCGGGTGCGGGTGTTCTGTGCTTCTTTGGCGTCACCTTCAAATGATTCAATGCTAATGGTGTGACCCAATGATGGGTTGGCGTTGTACCAGTGTTCTTTGTTGGTGAAATACTCTTCTTCATCTTCTACATCAGGGGCGGCGTATATCTTGCCATAAAAGGACGGGTCCAGGCTTGGCTCTGCCTCTACCCGTTCGCAATATTGCCACAGATCCCACCAAGGTAGGCCGGGCGTCCTAGCTGCACCTGCTGTTGAGATACTCAACAGAAGTGGATTCGATCTGGACGCGGTTGCGTAGCGGACGGCGTTCCATAGCCTGTCATCTTTCTGGGCGTGCGTCTCATCGAAGATAACCATCGACGCATTGATACCTTCCTGCCTGTGATGCTCACCGCTTAGGGTGTAGTATCGGCTCATGCTCTTTCTGTGCAGGATCGTATTGCGGCTATCTATCACATCCAGCACGCCCTTCAAATGAGGCGATGCTCTGACAATGGCTGCCGCTTCCCTGAATACAATGGAAGCCTGCGCCCTATCGGCGGCACATGACACAGCTTCCGCCATCGGCTCCCCATCAATGAGCAGCCCGGCCAGTGCCAGACAGGCGGACAAACTGGACTTCCCGTTCTTCTTTGGAATGAATAACGCAGCTTGACGGAAGCGGCGGTGGCCATGCTCATCAACCCATCCGTACACAGTCTCAATAAATTCACGCTGCCAGGGTAGCAGTATGAAAGGTTGGCCCGCCCATTGGCCCCTAGCATGGTGGCAGATTGTTTCTATGAACTTACAAACCCGCTGGCCGCGTTGCGGTTGCCACTGATAGCCCGGAACATATTCTGGGCGGTCGCTGCCTGGTATCTTCTTCCCTCCTGCTTTTGCCATGCTTTACCCTAAGAATTCTTTGAGGGGGTCGGCTTCTGTGGACTTGCCAACGTCAATGGAAGCCCTAGCCGACGGGGTTAGCCCAAACTGTGTGGCCGTTTTCATCATGGCGGCGTGTAGTTTATACATGTTGACGACGTATGGATCGGATTGTTTGTAGTTCATTCCGGCCTTACCTTCGTATTCATTCACCATTCCGCCCTTCCGTATCTGGTCAATGCACACCAAATACAGTTCCCAGTTGATGCAATACTGGGCCAGCTGGTCCTTGTCCGCTTCGGTCAGCAGGCCAACGGGTTCTAGAATCGGGCGGAGTTCGTTCCATTTCTCTAGGGCCACGCCTGCTAGGTGTGCGGGTGCCGCTAGATTGTCGGCGGTTGGAATAGCTTCCGTCCGCTTTTCGTATTTCAGTTTTGGATCTGATCGGAGAACTTTTAACTGCGTCGGTTTGCGTCGGCGTCCCATAATGAAACCTTTCGTGCATGATTGCTGATTGGTTTATATCAAATTATGACAGAAAACGTGCAACCCTCTTTAAAAAATTCTAGAAATTATTTTAAAACGCTAGGCGGGCG